CCTCGGTGACGAACAAATCGCCGCCTACGCCTCTGCCCTAGAGGCTCAAATCACCGAGCAGATCACCCCGACCCGGGGCAGCGGACTGCCTTGGACCAACTCACCTTCCGTTGTTGCATCTGATCCTGTTGCTACTGAGGTAGAAGATGAGCAACCGAGCGACTGAAGACCAATTCAACGAGCTTCACGGCCTAGTCACTAACGAATTGATTGGTCGAATCAAAAGCGGAACCGCCACAACCCAAGACCTAAAGGCTGCTGCTGATTGGCTCGCCAAAAACAACATCACTGGCATTCCGGTGTCTGGTTCCCCGTTGGCTCATCTCTTTGAATCACTTGAACTGGAGTTGGAAGATGTTGAACGGGCCATCAGATGAAACCAGTGTGATTGTTCGTAATACACTTGCTACTGCGGCTCTTGGTTTGTTTGGGTGGCATCTTGTCACCCTTCATAACATTGCAAAGTCCGTTGATGTGCTTGTTACGCAGATGAGTATGACAAGTGGACGGATTGAGCGATTAGAAAACTTTGTGTATTTCAAAGATGGCCCCAACCAAAAGCAAGTCCGCTAAGTATTACGCATCTAATCCAGCGGCAGCCGCCAAAAAGGCAGCGTATCAACGCAAACTAAACAAGAAGCCAGCCGTCAAACAGGCTTCTGAAGAGCGATGGACGGAACGACGGAGGAGGGGTCTTGCTGGTAAAGGAGGCCCCGACCTTTCTCATACCCGCGATGGCCGAATGGTACTTGAATCGCCATCCAAAAACCGTGCTCGCAACGGCCACAACGGCAAGAGTTCAAGAAAATGAACAAAGGCAACGCCAAACCTCCCGGCCTTTACGCTAACATCAACAAGCGTCGCAAAGCAGGAACCAGTCGCCCTAAAAGCAAGAGCACTGTGTCTCCAAAAGCCTATGCCAATATGAAGGCAGGATTCCCCAAAAAGAAGTAACCACCCCCACCATAATCAGAATCCACCATTAAACAGTCGTTGTTAATGATTCTGCAAGCCCCCTCTGATTACCTCTTTTATCTAAGGGCCATGACCGCAGCTGAAGCCAAGCGTATGTGGAGGACAGCCATCAAGGAACATTGGAATAACCAGTGTGTGTATTGTGGTTCGTCTGAAAATCTAACGCTCGATCATGTCCAACCCAAAGCCTATGGAGGTCACGACACGACCCGCAACGTTGTGCCTGCCTGCCGAACGTGCAACCAGTCGAAAGGATCTAATCACTGGTTGTCGTGGTGGGTCAGTCAAGACTCGTTTGACCTTTCCAACTTCTCCAAAGTCCTTAGCTGGACTACGACCTAACATTAACTTAATCCCTTTTAAGTAAAGCAAATGGCTACTCTTCCTGCCGGTGGTTCGACCTACGGTAACATTTCGACGGCTCCTGGTCGTCAAAGTGAGGACGAACTCAAGAACCGCACCCATACCACGGCCAATGTGTCTGGTGGTGTGACCACGACCACTACTGTTCCTGCGACCTTTGCTGCTTCGGCTACGACTGTGGCCCTTAATGGAACTGTCAGTGCTTGCAAGACTGCGATTCGTTCTGTTCGCCGTGCTGATCGCATCCCCTCGTCCAACGTTGCCAACAAGACCGGGCGAGTGACCCGCGTTGATGCAACCTGAGTTATTCGTTTCAAAAAGAAAGAGGTAAATTAACGTGGCACAAAAAAAAGTTACAAGTAGTGCTAGTCGAGCAGCTCGCTCCAAAGGCGGTAAAACCGTCATTACACAGGGCAATGAGCGCAATCGTACTCAACGAGCAAGTCTAGGATCTCCTGGTCCTCGACGTCCCTTGGCAACTGGTGGGGTAAAGACTGGTCCTCTTCAAGGAGGAACCCGCACCGCCTCAGCCAGCAACCAAACTCCAAGCCGGACCAAGCCTGCAAACGTTGTGCGGAGGCAGGGTAAGTTGGTCCCCCGTACGCCTGCAAACCTTGGTCGGGGACAAGTAAGTCCTAAGCCCGCTGCTCCGGCTCCGGCTGCTGCTCCGTCTAAGCCGGCTGCTGCTGGCATGGTACGTCGTCAAGGGAAACTGGTCCCCCGCACCTCTGCAAACCTTGCCCGGGGACAAGTAGGTGGGAAGGCCCCCACTGCTTCTCCTAAACCGGCCCCTCCTAAGGCGGCCCCCGCTGCTAAGCCGACGGCTTCTGCTTCTTCTTCTGGTGGGGGTGGCGCCTCTGCAAAGGACGTGGCTCGCCTGACTCGTCGGGCTCAGAAGCTTGGCACTGGTTCCTTGCGGACTGCCCGTGGTCCTGCCGTGACCCAGGCCCTGCGTAACGTGCGAGGGGGCGGTGCTCCGTCTCAATTGACACGGCTTGCTAAGGATGCTCTCCTGCTCAGTCGCCTTACGCCCGCTGGGGTTGCGGCTGCAGTCTCTGCTCCTCGACCCACCTCCACGAGAGACACACTTTCGTCTCAAGGATTGTCTCGCTTTGCCAATGCTCGTGACCTTGCGATCAAAAGGGCCAAGGCAATCAAAGGCAGCCCCGTTGTTGGGTCCCGCAAGGCATCTTCCAGCCAAGGGGGCTCTTCAGCAAAGAGCTTTGATTCTTCCTTTGCGGCTGCTCGTAAGGCTGGCAAAAGTACCTTCACATGGCGTGGCAAGAAGTATAATACAAAGCTCCGTGGCGAGTGATGGCCACAAAAAAGAATCCTAGCCTGTCTCTTGGTCGTGGGGAAAAGTCCCGAAAGGGAGGACTCACGGCCAAAGGCAGGGCTAAGTACAACGCGGCAACGGGGTCTAATCTGAAGGCCCCTCAGCCGGAAGGTGGCCCCCGCAAACGGTCCTTTTGTGCTCGCATGAGTGGAGTCAAAGGCCCCATGAAAACCGCAAGCGGTAAGCCAACCCGCAAAGCACTTGCCCTTAAACGTTGGAAGTGTGACTGACACCTGATCATCCTTCGGAGAGGGGGCTATACGGCCCTGTAAGCCTCCTCTTTTCCCTTTCTGGTATATTCTAGCATGACCCGACCCAAACAGCCCTTACAGACGCCCACAGAGTCCTTTGAGCAACGCTTAGTCAATAGCTTCCCCCTGTTCTTGACTCTTGTATGGAGATCGCTCGACCTGCCTTCCCCAACAAGAGCACAGATCGCCATAGCCAGGTACCTTCAATACGGACCAAAGCGACTACAGATCCAGGCGTTTCGAGGATTAGGAAAGAGCTGGATTGCTGCGGCCTTTACTCTTTGGATTCTGTTTCGGGACCGCGACAAAAAGATCATGGTGGTGTCGGCCAGTAAACAGAGAGCCGATGACTTTACCATCTTTTGTCAGAAATGTCTTATTGAGATTTCGTGGCTCAACCACCTGACCCCACAGGACGACGACCAACGATGGAGCCGGGTGTCCTTTGACGTTCGTGGGTGTAGACCAGCCCAATCGCCTTCCGTTAAAAGCGTTGGAATCACGGGACAACTTACCGGCTCTCGTGCTGACCTGATCATCTTTGATGACGTGGAAGTTCCAAGCAACTCAGCAACGGACCTTATGAGAGAGAAGTTGCTTCAGCTCGTGACGGAGGGTGAATCAGTCCTCACCCCAAAGGAGGATAGCCGCATCGTCTTTTTAGGGACGCCTCAGACCACGTTTACAATATACCGCACGTTAAGAGAACGCAATTATAAGCCGTTTGTGTGGCCTGCTCGCTATCCAAAGAATCTGGTCGGATACGAAGACATCCTTGCCGAGGACCTTCAACGGGATATCGATGAGCAGGGACTAGACAAGCTGTCGTGGAAGCCAACGGATACCCGCTTTTCAGAAATCAACCTGCTTGAAAGAGAGCAGAGCATGAGCAAAAGTAACTTCATGCTCCAGTTCATGCTTGACACGAGCCTCTCTGACGCCCTTAAATTCCCATTAAAGCTATCGGACTTCTCCGTTCTATCTTTGGACCCTGCTCGTGGTCCGTCTGATCTGGTGTGGGGGGCCGACAAGGAGACCCTGCTTGATCTGCCTGCCGTAGCACTTCCCGGTGATCGGTGGCACAGGCCAAAGACAACCGGTGAGTTTGTTCCCTGGGTGGAAACCATCACGGCTGTGGACCCTTCCGGACGAGGAAAGGACGAAACCGTTAGCATCATCCTATCACAGATAAACGGGTTCATCTATATTAGGGATATTTATGCCACACAGGATGGCTATTCCGACGCCACTCTAAGAGAGATTTTAAGAAGGTCAAAGCAGTTCGAATCAAAGACGTGTCTGATCGAATCCAACTTCGGTGACGGTGCTATTATGGAACTTCTAAAGAAGCATGCTCAGGAAATGAAGATCGGCATGGCCTTTGAAGAAACCCGCGCCACCACAAGAAAGGAAGACCGAATCATCGACACCCTTGAACCAGTCCTTAACCAACACCGCCTCATCATTGATCAACGATTGATAACGTGGGATTATCAATCGAATAACGACATGGCACCCGAGGAACGCCTTCCAAGAATGCTTATGTACCAACTGACAAGGATGTGTCGGGAGAAAGGAGCAGTCAAACACGACGACCGAGTAGACGCACTTGCCCTTGGGGTTAAGCATTTTCAGGACATCCTTGCTATTTCTTCAAGGGAAGCGTTGATCCAAGAAAAGAGAAGGGAATGGGACAAGATGATCAACATGTTTCTTGAGCAGCCCGGCTTGGCCACCGACAACCTAGTGTTGGGAAGACCAATTGACTACACACCAGGAGACCAAAATACTGTGTATAACTGGACCAATACCAAACCCTATCACCCATAAGACAAGAGGTGAGACACAAGGTGAGACAGATGTAAGACACACGCATAAGGGAGTGAGACACAAAAGAAAGAGGGTGCTTGGTGGTAC